TCTATAAATTGTGGTGGTAATACTCGTGATTCTGTTATTGCCATTATGCTACCTTATTTTCCAGTTGTTTCATTGTTTTATACATCAGATCTGCTCCCTTATCAACACTTCCTCCACCTGCCGCTCTTACTGCATCAGCTGTAAAAACAAACTCATTCTTGGATAATCTAGCGGGAACATCGTCTGCTTTCTCTTCTTTGCCTATAGGCACAAAACCACCACCTCTTAAATCCATCTCATTACCACCTAAATCCATCATACCACCTTCGGCCATGGACGCGATTCCGCCTTTTGCCATGTTATTTACTTTTAAAATATCTCTTAATACTTTGATGCCACCAAAAGGTTTAAGAACTGTGCCTCCTTTAGTATCGTAACCTAATCCTTTTAAGCTAGATATTTCATATTTGGTAAGTCCACCATCTTTCATTTTCATAATACCGCCTTCTGCTGCTATAGTTCTTATTTCTCCTAAAAACGGATATTTAGTTTTTAAACCACTAATGTCCCCAGCCGCGTAAGCGTCTTGAACTTCTTTTCTAATTGCTGCAACATCAATACCTGTTTTATCAGCGATTAATTTAGATAATTGTTCTTCCTCTTGTTTTGGTGTCATTAATGCTGAAGCCCCTGATAAAGCTGCAATTGTTAATCCTGCACCGCCACCTGGAAATTTACTAATACCTTTACTCCCTATTTTACCTAATTCAGTAAAAAAGGTACGTGTGGGTGTTGAATAATCCATAACACTTGGAAATAAACCTTGAGCAAAACCTGCACCTTTTATACCTGCAAGTTTACCACCAAACATTGTGCTACCTTTAGCAAAAGGTCCAAGTCCTCCTGCATAGGCGCCTAAACCTATCGCTATCGCAGCTTTTCCTATTGGACTCTTAACAACTTTCTTAACTGCTTTTTTGGCTTTCTTAAAAAGTTTTTTAACAAAGAATGATGGTATACCTGTTTCGTTTACAGCTTCACCCGCACCACCTAATGATTTTAATAGTGCTGCTTCATCATCATTAATGTATGCTAATGATTCACCTGGAGGTGCCATCATCTCTGCATCTTTTACGGAAACATCACCACCTTCTGCAAAACTACCTTCATATGAAGCAGCTGTACCCGGGTCTGAATACTCACTAAAACCTGTGTCTGCTCCACTGTCATCCGTTATAGAAACTAAATCAGATGGAGGAACATACTCTCCTTGAGAAGTTACAGCTCCAAAATTTGTTGGTGGCCCTGAATCTGATTCTCCTCGTATAACTCTTTGAACAACAGGTCTAGTTACACTACCAAGTAGTCTTGATCCTATAACTCTTCTTGCAGCGTCAGCCTTACTTAAACCACCAGTTGCTACTAAAGTAGCAATATCTTTTACAATACCAGGTCCTTGTCTTTTTACTGCCTCTCCTAAAGGTCCTAATACCTTTCCAACTAATGGATTGGAAAGATCTCTTTCTTCTTCTAATCGTGAAGAAAGACCCCCTTCTTCTAATAATTGTCTCGCTATTTGTGATCTAGTTATTGCCATTTTTTCACACTACTTGGTTTTAGGGAACAAATCAAGCGCAGGCATGATTACTTTTACATCCCTTCTAATGTCCTCTTCTAGCACACCTTTTGACTTCCATTCGTCCTCTGTTTTATATATCTCTCCTGTTTTCTTGTGAGATATTGTTGTTATTATTTCTTTTGGCTTTACCTCTAACATTATGATGTTACCTCTCTTGGCTGTATTTGTAGTATTGAAGCTATAACGTGCAGCTCATTCGCGTCAGAGGCTTGTACTTTTAATATCTCACTTTCTTGCATAACAAGAGGTTGAGTTAAAAGTTCCACTGTTGTGTTAGTATCTACCGCCTTTGTTTTAAACAAACTAAATATGTTAGAGCTAGCATCAACTAGAGTCACCGTTATATTACAGCTAGATCCAGCATCGTTAGAGACTAATATTGATTTTACCACAGATACGTTAGCCGAGGGCACTGTGTATAGAGTGGTTAGATCAGTGGTTGTTAAATCCGTTTTTGCATTTATAAAACTATTTGCCATTAATTTAAAAAGAAGTTTTCAGCTTCTACCTCATCTTTTAAGTCTTGTTGATACGTAGTATTTAATTTATTAATGATACCATCAATATCTCTAGCTTGTGACTCTGATATTGTATAATCATATTCTATACTAGGTCTTGTAAATGTTTGCACTATCTTCGCCATTATCTATATCCATTTGTTTTCTGGTACCAAGAAATCATTGTGTACCTTGTTCCTTTTACTTGTTCAACTCCGTGTAAAATTTTTTTACTGTTAAAAAAAATAAAATCTCCAATATTATTTTTAATAAATTTGTCTTCTACAATAGTTCTTCCGCCTTTATAATTTGAGTTTAAATAACAAATACAAGTATAATCATTCTCTTCTACAGCCTCTCCATCGTAATGGTTTTTCATAAAAGAACCATCAGGCCATTTTACTACCTGTAAATAATTAAATTTAACATTATGTTGTTTAGTAACAAAATCTATTAGTTTATCTCTAAAAGGAATTTTTTCATCTTGTAATAAAAAAGTATTATTCCATTGTTTTATTTTATCTTTGTTAGATTTAAAATAATCTATAATCTTTTTACATTCTTTTTTTGAAAAAAATCCCATAGCTTTGTTAACCATCTTTGCCATTATCTTCTACCATCCGGTTGTATGTCTAATCTAAACGTTCCAATTTTCCAATCTTGACCAGTGCCTGTATTTTCTACTTTTAAAGCTACTGCTCTTCCTCTAGCTCTGGTGTCAACCTTTGTTGTTGATGATGTAATAGTAAAAGGCCCTAACGAAGAACTAGCCGCTGTATCGTTAGAGTAGTTTTTTAAATTTAATGTAACTTGTGTATTACCTGTTTGAGATACAAAGTCAGGTATAAATCTTCTAACCTTCATTAAAAACTCTCCATCTCCTCTAAAAGTTGCTGTTCCTGACACCTGTCCTCTTTGAAGTTGTTGAGTAATATCAAAATCTCCTGATAATATATTAGCTGTGATTGCAGTTATTGTTCCGTTTTTATTTTGATCAGTTCCTGTTTCATGTTCATAGTAGGCTGTTCTCCCTTCTGTATTACCCACAACATCAAACGATGTATCAGTGTCGGCATCATAATCAAGAGCATGAGGTAAACCAAACACAGCTGAATCTTTCCACATAGTTCTATCTAATGTGCCAATAGTCCACACAGGTCTTTGTGGTGATGAATCAAAATAATTATAACAAACCATTTTATTTACAACAGAGGATGTTGCTGACGGATAGAACCACATAATCTCACCAAACAAATTATTAAGTCCTGCAGATATCATCTGATTACCAGATGCTATATTAATATCATCAAATACAAAGTCCTCTACTAAACATGGGAGTGATTCTAATTTACCGGCGTATCTAAAGAATCCGTTTTCAGATAACCAGTATGCTGCACCATCTACCTCTACAACAGCATTTTGTCCTGCAAGTCCACAGTTTGTACCAGCCTGTGTAAATGCAAAAGTAAATGGTTGACCAACAAAACGCATTAAGAATAACGCAGTATCGGTATAAACATAAATTGCATCTCTACCTCTAATGGCTCCTCTGATCTGTGATCCGTCGGCCAGTCTCTGTGTGCCGGCTGTGTTGGTGGCTGTTGGCGCATACGTGTTAATATCCTCTTGGTCCGAAAATCTAATAAACATATCGTCTTGTGTAGTTTTATTACCGATAGTTGTTTCTGTTCCAAAAAACACCAAGTGTCTATCCGGTGTTGATACTACCATGTGTCTTGAAGCTGTAGGGGCTCCAGATATAATCGTGCATCGTGTGTCGGTAGCATTGGACAAAGAAGAATCCCATTCAAACACTTCACCATCATGAATTAAACAAATAGCTTTATCACCAAAATTATCCAGTGACCACATGCCAGGCTCTAATACTAAATCTCCGGATGCTGCTTCTCCCCAAGCTACGAAGTCAGTTGTATTCGTTACAGTCGCTCCGTCGCTGTGAGCGGCTCTTGTTGTGCCTCTTACAGCTCTGGTAATCCCTGTTAAAGTTGTGCCACTTGTGACACCAGTGTAAGATATTTCTTCTGTTCCTACTTTTATAAAATTTGTTCCTGAACTTGGAAACTGTGATGCATCGGCTAAAACAATACTAGTGCCTGACCCTCCAGTTCCAAAAGCATTGTCGCCTAGAGCACCATTAAGTGTAGTGGTTACAGCATTAGAAGCTTCACCACCCCAGGATCCTAAACCCCAACCAAAACCTTTTTCTTGAACTGCAGATCCAACAGGAAAGTAGTGTTGTACTCTAATACCTCCAGATGTCGTGGCTCCTGAACCAGACTCGTTTGATGGCATTGTAATAGTAATTGTTTCTGTTGTAGGCACAGAGGTAACCATAAATTTTTTATCATCAAAATCAGATGCACTGAAATTAGATCCGGTGATAGTCGTAAAATTATCTAAAAGAATAATATCCTGTGGGCTAATACCATGGGCCGAAGCAAAAGTTATCGTTACGGTCGGTGATCCGTTGGTCGTGCTGAATGCATTGGTAAGCGTTGTAGTAGATTTAATTGGGTGTATGTCATAAAACACACCACCTGAAAAAGCATATAATATTCTGTTTGTGCCTATAATCGCGTATCTTCGACCTAAACTATTAACGAAGTGGTGTAAACCTCTACCGGCTCCTGTTAATTCATTCTCATTAACGTTTCCTAGCTGGTTCCATCCACCAATTTTTTCTGGAACACCATATCTAAAACGAACATTGTCACAGTCTATCCACTGTCCTTCGGCCGCTGTGGCTGTGATCTGTTTGTTGATACCTGGTTGAAAGCCTATCTTCTGTAGCATAGATTACAAAATATAGCACAAAGCTATATATTTCAATGTTTAAATATACAATTAACCACTACCCTAAATCTAAAATTTAAGGGAGGACTAGCGGCATGTAAGGTATTTGAATCAAATATAACAGCTCGTCCTCTTTTGGGTCTAACTCTTTTTATCACTTTTCTGTGGTTATTAAAGAATAAAGTGTCTCCATCTGAATCATTTACGTAATATAGGACGCTTGTATAAATATTGCCAGGATAGTCAGAATGCAATGACCCATGGGTTTTTTCATTTGCACCTATTATCTGAACATTTAAATTAGCTTTTACTCTGTAAAAACTTTTAATTTTAATAAACTTATTAGACTTATACATTTTTTCAAGTCGTGGCCAGTGCATAGAATTTCCTTTTTCCTCCATGTAAAAAGTATGGCAAAATTGATGATAATCTTTTTCAAAAGGTAAACCTGAATTTACTTTAATTCCTGAAGTATAGTTGTCTGGAACGTAGTTTGAAGTGTGAGCGAGAAACCAAGGAAACTGATTGTCAAGATCTACATAAAGAGTTTCTTCAAGAAAGTCTTGATCTTCTTTTTTAAAAAAATTGTCTACTACTTTAATCATCTTTATAAAGGGGATAGTCGTGGTGAAACTACCCCCATTCTTCCTATATCATTTTCTAAACCATCCAGGAAGTCCTAAATGTAGTCGTCCATCGAACATATTCTTTTCAGCTTTCTTGGAAACTTTATTGTAGTGTAAAAAAACTTGAGCACAGTCTTTACCTTTAAATGCTTCTCTCCAATGCTCTAACTCACATCCAGAATAAATAAGCATGTCTCCTGGTTTTAAATCTATCTTAACTCCTTTTAATCCTTTTTTACCTGATGGCTCTAAATATATTGGCCAAGAATCTCCACCTAAATTAAGTGTAGTAGATATCTCACAACTAAATCTATCTTTGTGTCTTTCAAGAACATCACCCTTTTTATAGATTCTTGCGTAGGAATAAGTGGGTGTTAATTTTAAACCTGTGTGTTTTTCCATAGCAGGCTGAACTTTTAATAACAAAGTCTCCATGGCTACATCGGCGTAGTGTGAATATGTATTTGGAACTTGATTGTCATTCCACCTGCCCCAATCTTCTTCGTGCTTTGATATGTAGTTGTGTTTAAATAAAGTATCAGCAACTTGTCTTTTCATCAAAAAATAATTGTAGACAAATCCAGCTAGATCAGAAGACACAGCTTTTTTTAAAACAGTGTATTTATTTTTTTTAAAGGTCATCTTATATTTCTTAAATTAAAATTGAACGCTATAATCTTTTTCTGGTCATTATAATTATTTTTTGATGTGTGTA